CGCCCAGATCTGGGCGCTGTCGAACGCTGGTGACGCGACCAGCATCGTGCTGCGACACCTTCGGGAGCAGGCGCACAAGGCGCTGGGCGACCCGGACGGCATCATCGAAGCGAAGACCCTCGGCCAAGCCGACGAGGTCGACCCGGACGAGGTCAATGAGGACCCGTCGCTCGGGCTGTTCGAGTGGTCGGCACCGCCAGGCTGCGACATCCGCGACCTCGACGGGTTGCGGTACGCGAACCCTTCACTGGGGTTCAGCATCGAGCTCGAGACGCTCATCTCGGACTCCCACACCGACCCCGAGTGGGTGTTCCGGACCGAGTGCATGTGCCAGTGGACGGACGGGACGCTTGAGGGTCCGTTCCCGCCGGCAGTGTGGGAGAAGTCGGCCGATAAGCGGTCGTCCATCCCCGAATCGGCGAAGATCGGGGCCTGTGTAGACGTCTCGTGGGACCGTTCGCACGCCTACGTCGCAGTCTCCGGGATGCGTGAGGACGGGAAGTGTCACGGCGAGGTCATCGAGGCCCGCCGCGGCACCGAGTGGGTGATCCCGTACCTGCTGGAGCCGGCACCGAACGGAAAGCCGCGGCACAAGCAGTTCAGCCTCGGCATAGCGGTCCAGGCTGCCGGCGCCCCGGCCTCGTCGCTCATCGACGGGCTCCAGGCCGCAGGGATCGACGTGGTGGAGTGGGGTGGTCCGAACCTCTCGCGCGGCGCGGGCCTGTTCTACGACGTTGTGTGCCAGGACGGGTTCCGGCATCTTGACCAGCCCGTCTTGAACGTGGCCGCCTCCACGGCGGTCACGAAGACTCTTGGCGATGCGAACTTCTGGGACCGCCGCAAGTCGCCGACCGACGCCGCGCCTCTCGTGGCCGTCACGGGCGCTGTGTGGCTGGTCGGCCCCAAGCCGTCCACCGCGAAGACGCCCCGCATCCACGACTGGCCGGAGGAGGTCGCGTAGTGGCGTTCCTCGACCTGTTCCGCCGCCAGTCCGAGCGGCGAGTGGTGACGAGCTCGGCAGCGATCCCGAAGAACTCCGACGGCTACTACGCGGCCGGGGTTCCCGTGACCGCGCTGGGCGCAATGCAGCTCGCAGCGGTGAACGCGTGCGTGCGGCTGCTGGCGGACTCGATCGCCGGACTGCCATTGGATGCCTACCGGAAGCGGGACGGGCTCTCCGTCGAGGTGACGCCGACGCCGGGGATCGTCGCGGTGCCGTTCGGTGACGACCTGACGCACTTCGAGGGGTTCGACCAGATCGGCCGCTGCCTGGCGACCACGGGCGAATCGCTGTCGCTGATCTCCGGGATGGACTACCTCGAGCGGCCGACCGAGATCTACCCGATCCATCCCGATGACTGGCAGGTGCGCCGTGACGAGCGGACCGGTGATCCGCGGTACAGCGTCTACAGCCAGGGGAGGCTGGTCGGGAAGTTCGGCCCAGCCGAAGTGCTGCACATCAAGCGGTTCTCGCTGCCCGGTCTCCTGCATGGGTTGTCGCCGATCGAGCAGGCCGCGCAGGGCATCGGGCTAGGGATCGCCGCCGAGCGGTACGGAGCCCGATGGTTCGCGGACTCAGCGAACCCCTCAGCGGTCCTGGAGTCCACCGAGGACATGACCGACGACCAGGTTGCGCTGACCCAGCGACAGTGGATCGACTCCCACGGCGGGCGCCGCTTCCCGGCGGTGATGACCGGCGGACTCAAGTACCGGCCCATCACGATCACCCCCAACGAGTCGCAGTTCCTGGAGACTCGGAAGTTCCAGCGCGGCGAGATCGCGATGCTCTACGGGATCCCGCCGCACATGATCGGCGACACCGACAAGTCGACCTCGTGGGGAACGGGCATCGAACAGCAGTCCATCGGGTTCGTCCGCTACACCCTGCGGCCGTGGCTGACGTGCATCGAGCAGGCGTTCTCGACACTCCTGCCGCGCGGCCAGTACGTCCGGTTCAACGTCGAGGCCCTGCTCCGCGGCGCGACCCTCGAGCGGTACATGTCCTACGTCCACGCCCGGAACGCCGGCTGGCTGAACGTCAACGAGATCCGCGCCAAAGAGGACCTCGGACCCGTCGAGGGTGGCGAGCAGTACATCCAGCCGCTGAACATGGGGCCTCTCGGCTCCGACCCTCTGGCCGAACGCCAGAGCCAGCAGAGTGGAGAACCCGCATGAAGCGTGACCTGATGGGCGCCCCAGAGCGCCGGATCCTGTCGACGCCGCTGGAGGTCCGCGCCGAATCCGACGACCACCTGGTGCTGGAGGGGTACGCGTCGGTGTTCGACGCGCCCTACGACATCTGGGGCGGCCCGAGCAAGGGCGGATTCACCGAGGTTGTCGACAAGCGGGCGTTCGACAAGACGCTGGCAGGGAAGCCGGACCTCCACCTGCTCATCAACCACGAAGGCATGCCGCTGGCACGGACCAAGTCCGGCACCCTCCAGCTCTCGGCCGACGACCACGGCCTGAAGGTCCGCGCCGAGCTGGACCGCCGCGACCCGGACGTGCAGCGGCTCGAGGTCAAGATGGCCCGCGGCGACATGGACGAGATGTCGTTCGCGTTCCGGACCATCCGCGAGGAGTGGTCCGAAGAGGACTCCAAGCGGCGCCTGACTGAACTGAGCCTCGACAAGGGTGACGTCTCCGTCGTGAACTTCGGCGCGAACCCGGCCACCCACACCTCTCTGGAGGGCGCCATCCGGGCGCTCGCGGAGGTGCAGGCCGACGAACTCGCCGCACTCCGCGCCAACCTCGACGACCTGGACGACCTCGTCTCCCGCGCCCAGACCAACGTGGGCGCCTACCTCCGCGCACAGCGCGGCACCCGTCCTTCCTCGGTCGCAGCCGCCAGGGCTCTGATCGAGGCCGGCCTCTAGGCCACCCGGCTCGCGCCGGTACACCTCACGTAGCACGCCGCAGCACCCGGTCTCCCACACGGGAGTCGCGCCGCTGCACCTGCCGCCGTGTCGCCGTGCCACCCGAGCAGTCCGAGAACACATCGAACTGCAAAGGAGGGCTCTCGTCATGGACGAGCGTCTCAAGCGGCTCATTGCACGCCGCACCGCAAAGGCGGAGGAACGCCAGCAGGCGTTCGACTCGCGCAAGGCCATCGTGGACCTTGCCGAGGAGGAGGCCCGCGAGGACCTCTCCGCCGAGGAGGACACGGAGTTCCGTGCCCTCACCGCCACGATCAAGGGGCTCGACGAGGAGCTCAAGGAGCTCGACGAGCGCATCGCCGAGCTCTCCGCGGAGGCCGAGCGCGCTGGCACCCTCACCGAGGGCGCCGTGGCCGTCAAGCGGGCTCAGGCCCGCGTGCAGGTCCTCAATGAGGCCGCCACCTACGCCAAGGAGAACCGTCAGGTCTCCTACATCCGCGACCTGGTCAAGCACTCGATGCGGATGGACGACGACGGCCTCAGTGCCGAGCGTCTGGCCCGTCACGCCGTCGAGGTCCGGACCGACCCCGAGTACCGCGACCTGCTCCGCACCGACGGCAATGGTGGGTACTTCGTGCCGCCGGCGTGGCTGGTGTCGCAGTACGTCGACCTCGTCCGCGGGGGCCGGGTCACGGCGAACCTGTGCTTCAACGGCGCACTGCCGGGCGGCACCGACTCGCTGAACTTCCCGAAGATCGCGACCGGCACCACGGCCGTGATCCAGACGGCGGACAACGCGGCCGTGTCCGAGACCGACCTGACCGACACCTCGGTGTCGGCTGGCGTCAAGACCATCGCGGGTCAGCAGGACGTTGCAGTGCAGCTCCTCGACCAGTCGCCGATCTCGTTCGACGAGGTCATCTTCCGCGACCTGATGTCCGACTACACCAAGAACCTGGACATCCAGGTCATCAACGGGTCGAACGGCTCCGGCCAGGTCAAGGGCATCCTGAACGCCACCGGCATCAACGCGGTGACCTACACCGACACCACGCCGACGGTCGGCGAGCTGTACCCGAAGCTGGCGGACGCGCTGAACCAGGCCGCCTCCGGCTCGGGGAGCCAGGCGACCGCGATCGTCATGCACCCGCGCCGCTGGGCGTGGATCCTGACGGCGCTCGACACCACGAACCGCCCGCTGGTGGTTCCGTCGGGTCCGGGCATGAACCAGATCGGCACCAGCGGTGCCATGCAGTTCCAGGGCGCGGTCGGCAACCTGCTCGGCGTCCCGGTGTACGTGGACCCGAACATCCCGACCAACCTGGGCGCCGGCACCAACGAGGACCGGATCATCGTCATGAAGGCCGACGAGAACTACCTCTACGAGTCCAGCGTCCGCACCCGGGTGCTGCCCGAGGTGGGCTCCGGCACCCTGACGGTCCGGCTCCAGGTCTACGGCTACCTGGCGTTCACCGCAGAGCGGCGTCCCACCGCCACCTCGGTGGTCGCCGGCACCGGCCTGGTCGCGCCGACCTTCTAGATCGGATGCATGCCGAGGCTCTGGCTTGGGTCGCCTTCTACGCCAAGCGTGTGGGCGACCCGGCCAGGGTCCTCGACCTCGGCGGCCGCGACATCAACGGCTCGCCCCGCCCACTGTTCCCAGGGGCGGAGTACGTCACCCTCGACGCGCTCCCGGGCGCGGACATTCTCGCGGACGCCGCCACGTGGGACCCCGACCGGGAGTACGACGTCACGGTCTGCACAGAGGTGTTCGAGCACACCCCCGACTATCCGGCCATCTGTGTCACCGCCTACAAGGCGACCCGATCGGGCGGATGGTTCATCGTCACCTGCGCCGGCACCGGCCGAGGGGCACACTCCATGTACGACGGCGGGTCGCTGCGCGAGGACGAGTACTACGGCAACGTCTCGACCGCGGCGATGCGGCACGCGCTCGAGGCGGCAGGCTGGACTGTGGAGACCGTCGACCGCCGCAATTGCGACACACGCGCGTTCGCGGTGAAGCCGTGAGGATCCTCCGCTCCTACCCGGAGACGATCCCCGAGGGTCGCTGCTATGTGGTCGACACCCTGCCGCGGTTGGTGATGCGGGACTACGACTACCGGTGCCTCGCCGACATCGACGACGACGTCCTGCTGATCGAGTGGGACCTCGCGGTTGATCGCGAAGGCTTCGAGCGGTTCATCGACCTCGCACGCAGCAACCCGGGCGACGTCCTCGTCGCCCCCTATCGGCTGTACAAGCCGACCCGGACCGGCGCGCCGGAGCTGCCGCAGCCGATCTGGTGTCACCGTCGCTACGGGCCTGGGGAGACATCCACCCGGTTCGTCACACCGGACGACGAGACCTGCCACATGTTCGGGCTCGGTCTCGCCTACCTGCCCCGCGCCATCGTGCGCGCATACCTCGCCGCCTGGCCCGACCTCCACTTCAGCGACAGCTCGTTCTCCGGCTGGCACTACCGCCACGTCCGCCAGGAGACCCCCATCGCCTGGGATGTCCGACCCGCTCATCTGCACTACGCCATCGACAGGATGTGACTACCGACCATGGACATGGACGCCAACGTCTCCGCCCTCGTCACCGAACGGCTCGGCTACCTGCGGTCGGGCAAGACTGACCGCGTCGCGCTGGTCGACAAGGAGCTCGCCGCCCTCGGGTTCGAGTGTGACGAGAATAACGAGCCGAAGCCGGTCAAGCAGCCCCGCAAGGAGCGCGCGGTCGCGAAGAAGGCCCCCGAGCGGGCCGTCGACAAGGACTGACTCCCTTTGGCGGCGCCGCACGCCGACGCCCGCGCACAGCACGCCGCAGAGACCGCAGCAGCGATCGCGGCCGTGTATGCCGCGATGAAGGTCGACGTCCTGGACCGGCTCCACGCCGGGTTCCTGTCGGGGCTCCTCTCCCGTCGCTGGCGCACCGTGCTCGCGGAAGCGGTCAATCGGGTTCTGTTCGGCACGGCCTCCGACATAGGCGCCCTCACCGCGGCGGACCTGTACGGCGAGCACGCCCCGTTCGACCCCGCCTACCTGGCCAACTATGTCGAGGCGGTCTCGGACAGTTTCGCCACTGGACGGGTCGACGACCTCCGGCAGGAGTTCGACCAGATCGTCGCCGATCTGGTCGCCAAGTCCGAGGCGGAGGCTGTTGCCGAGGTCCAGGCCACGATGGATCGACTCGACGCCGAGACGGACGCGAAGGCCCTGACGAACGCCGCAGCGAACTTCGGCGCCCACGACGCCGCGAGAGCGGTGGGCGCGACGGAGAAGACCTGGCGTACCGGGTCGAATCCCCGGCCGACCCACCGGGCGCTCAACGGCTCCACAGTCAACCTCGACCAGGTGTTCGCCAACGGGCTGCACTACCCGGGCGCACCCGGACCGCCGGAGGAGACCGCGAACTGCAACTGCTGGCTCGACTTCGGGATGGGGTGAGACGCGGTGCCCGTCAACGACCTGGTCGACCCAGACGACCTCATTGCGTTCCCGGGCGCACCGTTCGACTTCGACGTGGTTGACGCTGCGGTGGCTGGGCTGCGGAACTCTCTCGGTTGGCATGTTGCGCCATCCAGGAGCGAGACGGTGACAGTCGATGCCCGCGGCGGCCGGTACCTGTTCCTTCCCACCCTCAAGGCCACTGCGATCACGCTCGTGCAGGACGTCACTGGCACCACCCCGGTCACCATCACCGACTACTTCATCGCGGGTGCCGGGACCCTCGCCCGCTTGGCCGGCTGGCCATGTCGGGAGCGAGCGGTCGCGGTGACCATGACCCATGGATACGACGCGTGCCCGGCGGACCTGTTCCAGGTGGTTGCCGAGCTGTGCCAGGCCTCGGGACGTGTCGGGCTCCAGTCGGTCCGCATCGACGACTACTCGGAGTCGTATATGGCGGTGTCGAGGCTGGCTGACCAGCACCCGTTCGCTGCGGCGTACCGGGTGCCGAGGCGGTCGAGGTGACAGGGATCCCCGCGGTGCTGGCGAGGGCGCAGGCTGCCGCGAACAGCCGGATGACCGACACCTGTCGCATCACCAAGCCCGGTATCGGTGCCCGCGGGGCGATCAACCCGACGACGGGCCAGTACGACTCGGCGCCGGCTGCGGTGACGGTCTACGAGGGCGCCTGCCGTCTCGGCCGCGTGGAGATCCCGCACGTGGCGCAGGCGGTGGGCGGCGAGACGACCTGGGACGTCCAGGACTCGGTGCTGCACCTACCTCTGGACTCGACGACGGAGGGCGTGGTGGCGGGCTGCACGGTCACCTACCTGTCCTCGGAGCTGAACCCTGCCCTTGAGGGCCGCGTCTTCGGTGTCCTCGGCGTGGTGGCGGGCACGAACCTGACCGCGCGGCGCTGTCTGGTGCGAGAGGTCGTGCAGGACTGATGGCCTTCATCGACAACCATGAGCTTGCCCAGTTGGCGGCCGATCTGCAGCGTGCCCCGGGTCGTATCGAACGTGACGCGAAGGGGATCCTCAAGCGTGGTGCGCTCGAGGTGAAGCGCGGCATGATCAAGGAGTTCTCAGGCCACTCCTATGCGCCGTCAGTGAACCGGTCGCTGGAGATGCAGCAGATCGACTCCCTGACGTGGGACGTGGGCGAGCTCGACTCCAGTGGCCCACAGTGGGGCATCGCGGCGATCCTGGCTTACGGCACCAGCAACAACGCGCCGGTCGTGGATCACGAGGCCCCGGCCCGTCGTGAGGCGTTCGTGATCGAGCGCTACCTCGGCGACGCGGGCGAGGATGACGTTCTGGGCGGTCCCCGGTGACCAGCGCCGACGACGCGGTGGTTATCACTGCTCTCGACGCGGTCGCCAACCTGAACATCTGGGACTCCCACGTCGAGGACTCCGACCCGTCCGAGATGGTCATCACCGCAGCCCTGCCCTACGTGGTGTTCTACGGCTTCAGCGACGATGCCTCGCCCGGCGACAGTCTCGCCGGACCTTCGGGGGCGCATCTGTCGGCGTTCCAGGTGACGGCGGTGGGTGAGACTCGGGAGCAGGCCCGCTGGGCGGCAGAGAAGGCCCGCGGCGTGCTCGACCGGCAGCGGCTGACCTTCGCCAGTGGTCCTCGGCTGGTGCGCCACAACGGCGACATGCAGCCGATCGTCCGGGACGACACATGGACCCGGCCCGGCGGTGAGCCCCTGTTCTCTGCGGTCGACCGCTACAACGTGCTGGTCTAGCCGATCTGGAAGGCGGGCACGGGCTCAGTCTCGACCCTCTTGCCAACGGTGATCGTCCGGGTCGAGCCGTCCCTCATCAGCACTTCGTACTGCGCGCCCTCGACCAACTCCTCCGGTGGCCGCGAGACGAAGAACGTCAACAGGTCCATGGCTGAACACTACTCCGCCCAACCCTCAAAGGAGCCCCGATGGCCCTGCTCACCCTCCAGTCGATCAGCCTGCCGAGCCTGACGCCGTCCTATGGGGCTGTGTCCGCCTCGGACACCATCGCGAACGCCGACGACCGGACGTTCCTGCACGTGAAGAACGCCTCCGGCACCCAGGACACGGTCACCATCGTGATCCCCGGCAACGACCAGTTCGGCTCGGCCATTCCCGACCCGACCGTGGTGGTGCCGATCACGACCGGTGACCGGATGATCCCGCTCACCCCCGCGATGGCAGACCCGTCCACGGGGCTCATCACTGTCACCCATTCGCAGACCGCGTCGGTGACCTGCGCGCTCCTTAGGCGCTGACGTGGGCGAGGAGAGGCACTACAACGCGGCCGGTACCCACGTCCTGGTCTACAACCCCGACACCGAGGGCCAGTGGGAGTGCCCCGAGGCGTACCTGTCGACGGCTCTCAAGCGCGGCTG